CAGACAAAATTTTCAGCTATGACTTCTTGGCATATGCAGCTGGATCGACCTGGAACGTAGGTGTCAACTGGGTCAATTACTTCTCCCCTTTATTCTCCCCATTCTGTAAGACAAAGTTCCCTGAATTGGCATCGGTACACGTCCCAGCAACCAGTGGCTCACTAATGGTTAGCAAAGGATCCAGTACCTATTCAAACACAATTCACCTAGACAATGGACTATATGGTTGGAGGCACAACTTGCTCTCCTCCCTTTCTACATTTCCAGCATTTTTGAGTTCCTATTTGTACATATCAAAGCACAAGGATGGTACTAAAGGGACGATGAAGTGTTTGGAAACGTATACTGAAACATATTCCATGTCGGAGGAGCTTACAAGGCAGTTGGTACACACATCAATAACCGGCAGATCAAAGACTAACACTTTTGCGGCTATTGTTGATAGGATGGCTGACAACTACCCACAGATCAATATTGACAGATCAGCAGTCGACGTCAAGGTGGGTAGTAAGCTATACGCTAAACAATTCATACAGCACGGGATAGGAAATCAGGTGGAGAATTCAATTTTCTACGAAGCCCCGGTGTTGACGCCCCAGTCTACAAGTATGGATATAACTCAACAGAGGAACTTGGAAAGGCAAATTTCCCAGTTAAACCAGGGTCCGAAGTTGTCAAGTTTAGCCTTCAGAGAATTGATCTCAGAAAGCCTGTCGCCGTCTCCATCGGGGCCACCTTTTGCTCAGCCACCAACCCGCATATTAACCCAACTCACGTACCTTCTGTTATTCGGGGGGTTAATAAGCGTGTCGCTGGTGGCGTACCGAAGGGCAACCCTGAAACCCAACAACTCTTTAGAAACTATATTGACGAATATCTTGAAAAGTGGTTCACGCCTATTCACCATGAAAGAGATCTCCGCTTTGACTCATGGTTGGAAGGTACCCACTATCCCGAATGGAGACGTGTGGAGCTGAGAGCTGCATACGAAGAGACCCTTCAATGGATCGAACCTCTCAAGCGCGGAGACACTAGGCGTGTTGACGCGTTTGTCAAGGACGAAACATATGACAAATACAAAGAAGGGCGGGGAATTTATTCGAGATCTGATTATTTTAAAGTTATTGCTGGGCCCATGTTCAAGGCTGTGGAAGAGATCCTTTATTCTTTAAAAACGAACACCACCAGTGTGAGTTGGGATGAAGAGTGCATTTGCCATTCGGAAACGTTTGTCAAGCACATTCCTGTTTTGAACCGTGCGGCTCATATTTTAAATAAACTTAAGGGACCGGGTAGGAAATATATGATTACCGATTACACTGCTTATGAGAAACATTTCACTAAGAAAATAATGAATATGATTGAGTTCAAACTTTATCGTTTTCTTTTTCGGAATTGTCCTCTACAGTCGATACTCCTGAACAAAATTCTGGAGGTATTGGTATCTAAGAACAAGATTTATTTCCGGGACTTTGTTTATCACATGGAAGCGGGAAGGATGTCAGGAGAGATGAACACCTCTCTTGGCAATGGGTTTGCTAATTTTATGATTTTTCAATTTGTGCACCATCAATTGGGGAACACTCAAGTTGATGGCGTCTTCGAAGGAGACGATGGAGCTGGTTGCTATGTCGGAACCGACCCAACTACAGAAATGTACGCAGAATTAGGTTTTACTTGTAAGATCGAATTGATTACCGAAGTTTGCGAAGCATCGTTCTGTGGGTTAATTTACGACGAGGTTGACCAGGTGTCCATTGCCAATCCCATTAAAATCCTCCTGAACTTAGGATGGTCTAACATGAGGTATGTAAATTGCAAGAACAAAAAGAGAAAGAAATTGTTGAAGGCCAAACTGTTGAGTTTGGCATACCAATACCCTGGTGTGCCAATTGTTCAACCGATGGCTAGACATTTCTTAACATTGTTTCATCCGCGATTGAAAGCCGACTTTGCAATATTTGATAGGTACATGCAGACAGAAATCATTGAGGGGTGCAAGAACCTGCCCCCACCTGCTCCAATCACTCCCAGAACTAGACACTTGATGGAGAGAATATTTGGAGTTTCTGTCGCAGAACAACTCGAACTTGAGAATTATTTCACTAGCATGACCACGCTACCTGAACATTATTCTCATGACATCATTTACAATCATTGCACGAGAGACCAGAAACACTACTTCCACAACTACTGCTATCATGACTCTAAGATGATCTTCAATTACTATTGAAGTTTCATACCTGAACTACTGACCAAATTACAGAACTACTGACAAACACCGAAGTTTTGACCTCACAACGCCCCTTATGGGGATTGCTACAAGAACG